GTTAGTGGTATTACAAGCCTGCATATTGGCACCAAATTACCTTTAGCATCAGTTACATATCTTCTTACTACAAATTTATAGGATCCATAAGGAGAACTTGTAACACTAACTTTTCCCAATCCATGTCCGTATGAAAGCTGAGTTTTCCAAATGTCATTTGCTTCTTTTCCGTCTATTTTACCAGTCGCGGCCAAAGCTTCTAAACATTTCTCAACACTAAAGGCTTCTATTGGCTCCAATTCATAGAATGGAATCTCAATTTTGCTTACGTCTGGCCTAAATCCGTACATAACTTCAGGACTCTTGCCAATCCACTCTTTAAATAATAATTTATGCTGCATCAAAAAATACCTTAAGCCTCTATAAATATATCTATGGAAATAAAGCTAGAATTTAAGTCATGGTATTTAACAGTTTTGAATGAAACAATTCAGAACCAAGAAACTAATTATCTTGACATTTTAAGAAGCGCATTTGATTTAGGCGGAATTGGAAGTAATGGAGAGCTGAGAAAACAGCCTTTGCGAAACCTTAAAACGCAAGAAGTGCCGGGTCCCAAAGGAACTTCCACTCAAATGGGAGTAAAAAACACAATTAAAAATCTTCAATTCTATAAACAATTACCGCCTGACGATCCAAAAAGAAAACAATTAGATAATGTTGATGAAATAGATGGCACCATAGGTGATATCGTTGACATCATGACAGCCGGAACTTAGTCCAGAATTTCTACATCGTGTCCCTGTTTTTGCAAAATTTTGACCCGTTTTAGGCTATGTCTGTGTAGGTAAGGGTTTGTTTCAAATATAAAATCAATGTAAAGTAATTCTTCTTTATCTTTGGCTGTTCTAAGACCGCGACCCATTCTCTGTATTATTTGATGGTCTGCTTGCCCACCGGCAGCATTAATCAAAGTATGCACAAATACGTTAATTCCAGTATTGAAAATACCTTGTGTAGCAATGGCTATACAATTCTCAGATTTTTGCAATTGTTCTATAACTTGCTTTCTTGTTTCATCATTATCCTTACCCTGAACCCATAGAGCGTTGGGTATTAGAGACTGCAATGTATCGCCATGGGCTAATCTATCGACCAAAATTAAAGTTCTGCCTGACTGTGAGTTTGCTAAATTAACAACCTTCTCGTGAAGTTCGGCATTTTCGACAATGCCCAAATTTACAGCGTCTTGGTAAAGCTCATATTCTAAATCTGGAGATGTTATTTTGAAGAATTTACATTTGCTTTTGGATAGTCTTCCGCGCTCTTGTAATTCTTTGGTTGTAACAACTCCTGTTTCTGTTGATTTAATTTTGAAGGGAGGGCCAAAGAATCCTTTAACATAAAATTTTTGTATTTTGTCGCTTTCTCCAAATTTGAAAGGAGTAGCAGAAACTGCAATTCTAACACTGCATTTTTTTAGCATTCTGTAAACAGCTTTGGGAGCCGCGCTCATCATATCATGTATTTCATCAACTAAAAGTACTTCCACTTGCGGCAAAAGATCTTCCGCCTTTGAAATAGACTGAACAGTAGACACAGTAATATCACTGGGCTCATCAACCCCACCCCAAATGCGTCCTACATTATGGAGGCCCCATTTAGTATATTCTTCGTAGTTTTGAATTGCTAGAGTTTTTCTGTTTTGCAATACAAGAGTTTTAGTGCCAGACGGTAGGCATTTAAGTATGGATAGCATTGTCAACGACTTGCCAGCGCTGGTTGGCGCAAATATAACACCTCTTTTATTCTTGATTGCGGTATTTACCAAGTCTACCTGATAGTCTTCCAAAGTTATTGGTGTAGAACCTTTTGGTGTACAGGAATGCAAAAAGGATGAGGTTATTTCTTTTACAGAAAATTCAACATTTGTTCTTTGGTCAATAAATTCAACTGGCTCATTCATGGCTTTGCAAGCCATCAAAATTTCTGGGAGCAATCCAGTTAGGAATTTACCGTTATTTTTATTAAAGAAATTCGTGTAACCGTCCCAAATTCTTTGCCTGTAAGCTCTATTGTGGAAATAATTTCTATCGCGGAATCTGAGATTCTCGTAAAGAAATTTAGACAAAGGTTCATTCTTTGTTGTGATTTGGCTTATGTCGTTTTTAAGTAAAATTTTTGCCATCTTTGCACCTCTGTCTATAATTTAATTTTAGGGTTTCCGCAGAAATTTTTCCACACAAATGTACTTGTAAAAGTCATTCTTCAGCATTAATACTATGTCCATAAAACGGAGGTCCGTCCCATTATGATACTAGACGACGTTGCGGTAATTAAAGCCCTTGTGGAAAAAATTGATAGCAAATTCATAAACATGACGCAAAAACAACAGGACCTCGCGGATAAAATCGACAATCAAATTAAAAGAACAGAAGAATTAACAGAATATCACGAAGTATATCAATCCTTGCCTCTTTCCATGACCTGCAAATAGAAAATATAAGAATTTTTATTGCCGGGTAAAAAGCTTCTTGGGCTTTGTCTGTAAGCCACCATAACCTTAGTTTTGTCATTTTCGTAATTAAGAAAGTCTTTCAGACGACTTAAAACACTTGAAATGAATTCCTTGCTACCAGTAATTCTGACAGTATCTTCCTGAATTGACGAACCTTCATGATCATAAGCAATTGGTTTTAAAGCTAAAGGAGAATTAGGTGCAACGGTTTTCCAAAAAGAAAGTATTTGTTCTTTGGAAGCTTTCCACGGTTTAAGTTTATATTTTTCAAGATATTGTTTTGTAGTCATTTTTGTGTCGGCAGGACTAGCAGCTGGAGTTTCATCTGGAATACCAGCAACAGTAGGTTCATCCATCGCTGATGGCGCGACATCTTCTAACCATGTTCTAAAGCTCTTCATAAAATTATTTATTAATCATGGATAAATAATGTAATGATAACCTTCAGAAATTTCGTAAAAAATATGCTTAATGAAGCCGACGCAGCACCTGTTGGAGGAGCAGCTGGTGCTGGAAGTGCTCCACCGACAGGAGGAGATATTGGAGGAGGCATGGGTGGAGCGCCACCGTTGCCTGCAGGGGGCATAGGAGGAGATCCCGGTTTGGGAGCCACACCTCCAGCTGGTGGATTAGGAGGAGGAGCAGCGCCACCTTTAGGAGGACCAGACATGTCTGGTCTTGGAGGCGGATTGGGAGGAGCACCAGCAGCACCTACTGATATTGATTTGAAAAATACAGATGTTTGGAACGCGCTGGACAAATGCTTGAAAAAGCAAGAAAAAAAGTCTTAAACTTGAAATCGGCTGTAAAAGTAGTATGATTACATTATGGCTACCTTTCTGCTTTTCAGTGATCTTCACGTACATCCACATAAAAAAAGTCAGGAGAGGTTGCAGCATTGTATTGCGGCCTTGGAATGGGTATTTGAAACTGCTAAAAGTAAAAAGGTTGATGCAGTACTTTTTGGAGGAGATCTCCTCCACGACAGACAAAAAATTGACAGTTTGACTTACAATTTGGTTTTCAATGTATTTGAAAAATACCAAAACGAAAGTTTTCAAACATATTTATTATTGGGAAATCATGATTTATGGTATGCTTCAAGTTGGAGTGTTAGTAGCGTAAGACCATTTAAAGCAATCAAAAATGTAACTGTCATAGACAAAACCTGTGAAATTGATATACATGGAACGAACTGGCATTTCATTCCGTACACACATGAACCTTTAACGGAGCTTGAAAATTTAAAAGACAAAGTAGAAAATTCTTATCTTTTGGGGCACTTGGCCATCGATGGAGCAAGGTTAAACTCAGCTGGTTCAGTAGCAGATGTAATAATAGAGCATGATGGAGATATGACTGTAGTTGGCTGTGATCTTATTGGATGCGTCGAATGATTCTTTATCGTATATCGAGAATACTTTCAGCCCAAAGCATTTTTACATACAGGAAAGTGAAATAGAGAATTACAATGCAAATGAAATTAAAGATGGGTTTGTTTGCATAATAAGCGAAAGCAATGATGCAAACAGCAATAAGAAAAACATGGCAAAGGTTGTAGAGGAATTAAAAGCTTCTACTGTCCAAGTCAAAAAACAGATAAAAAAGCAGGACGAACATGCTCTGGCAGACGCGAAAGACTTGATCGCCAACCAAGACAAATTACTTGAACGTTATGTAGAACAAGTGCAAAACTTGGCATTGGATAAGAAGATTCTTATTGAAATTGGCAACAAGATAGTCAAGGCTGCAGAAGATGCAAAAGATTAATTTTAAAAGAATCGCCGCCAAGAATTTTTTGTGTTTTGGCGACGACGGAATAGAACTCAACTTTGCCAATTATGGAAACATAATTCTGGTAAAGGGAGTTAATTTAGATAGCCTTAAAAAGGGCGAAGAAGAACGTCTATCATCGAACGGATCTGGCAAAAGCAGCATACCAGAAATAATAGTATATGGATTGTTTGGAAAGACTATCAAAAGTCCTAAAAAAATAAGTCACAAAGATATAATGCACATAAACTGCACTAAAGGCTTAAGTGTAGAAGTGTGCTGGGATGACTATAAGGTAGAAAGAAAGCGAAAGCCTGACAGCTTGCGTTTTTGGAAGAATGATAACGAACTTACACTGGGCGGGATGCCTGCAACTCAAAAATTAATTGAAGACACTCTTGGGCTAAACTACCAAACTTTCACAAACATATTTGTGTTTACGGACGATAACAGCAATTCTTTTTTGGAATGCGATGCAGCCGAAAAAAGAAGCATAGTCGAAAATCTTTTGAGTTTAGAAAAGTATCGCGGATACCATGAGACGGCAAAAAGCCTTGCTAAAGATCACGCATCGTCTATTAAAACTGCCGAGTTGGAACTCTCACATATTGAAAGCAACATAAAAAATCTTGAACAAACAGAGCATCTTTACAAGGAAAAATTGAAGCTCTGGAAAAGCACCAAAATAACCGAAATTAAAAGCCTTGCGTCTCAATTAGATTCCGCAGAAAAAGAGCTTGAATCTTTAAATTTATCTGAGGATGTGCAGAAATTTGAAGAGGCGCAAAAGCAGCTCTCAGAAGCTACTTCTGACCTTGAAACATACAAATCCGAATTAGCAAAATTGCAAGAAGATAAAAAATCTTGCGAAAAAGATTTGCAAGCTGTTAGTTCAAGCAAAACCAAATTGCTTGAAGAAAAACATGAATTTGTTATTGTTAAACAAAATTATGTGGCAGAAGGCAAAAAAATAAATGAAGTCTTGTCAAAAATTGACAAGTTAGAACCCGGCGTTAACTGCCAGCATTGCTTTGCGCCCATAAATCCCGATAATTATGCAACAATAAAGCAAGAACACGAATCACTATTGAAAGATATAAAAGTCAAGTACTCTGAAGCAGATGCTAAATGCAAGGATTACGATAATCAAAAAACTCAATTTGAAACAAAAGAGAAGGCATTGCAGGAAGTTTTGGCAGAAAAGTTAAAACAAGTAAAAGCTATTGAAAAGAAACAGAAAGACACGCTGGATAAGATAAGCGTTCTCAATAAAATACAAATACCTGACAACACTGTCAAAAAAGCCGGTGTGGAAGAAAAGATTCGTATCATCAAAGAAACGAGCAAAAAAGCATTAACAGACTTGGAAAATGGTTGTCCATACACATCTCTGATCGAAGATACACACGCAAAAATTACACAGGAAAATAGTTCTTTATCAGCAAAACAAGTAATAATTAATGATTTAAAAACTCAGTCAGAGTATTACGCATTTTGGACTATAGCCTTCGGCGATTCTGGAATTAGGAAGTACATAATTGATGAAGTAATTCCCGCGCTTAATGCCAACGTAAACTATTGGCTTCAGTTTTTGATTGATTCAAAAATAGAAATAAATTTTGACAATGAACTGTCGGAAACAATTTTAAAATTCCCCGACAGAAAGCCGTTGATTTATCACATCATGAGCAATGGTCAAAGGCGGAGAATAAATCTGGCCCTTTCACAAGCTTTTGCTCATGTAATGACTTTGAATACAGGAAGAATGCCGAGTTTAGTATTTCTTGACGAGGTAACAACCAACATAGACCCAGTCGGTGTTGAAGGAATTTACAACATGATTTGTGAATTAGCCAAAGAAAAACAGGTAGTTGTGACCACACACGACCACGATCTTTTAGAATTGCTTAACGGTTGTCAGGAACTAAATTTACAAATGAAAAATGGAACAAGTATATTGGTTTAATTTTGCATTTGACCTAAAATTTCTAAGAAGGCTGTAGATAATTTTTTAGTCATTAATTTCAAAGAAAGCAGGAAACAATGTACACTTATGAAAACGCTTTTGAAGCGTCCGTATCATATTTTGAAGGCGACGAATTGGCAGCGAAGGTTTTCTTGGATAAGTATGCGTTGCGCGATAACAACGGCAATCTTTTAGAATCTACTCCGTCAGACATGCACAAGAGATTAGCTAAGGAATTTGCTCGCATTGAGAGCAAGAAATTCAAAGATCCCATCTCGGAAAATAAGTTCTTCGAACTTCTGGACAGATTCAAGTATGTGGTGCCGCAAGGAAGCCCGATGTTTGGTATTGGTAACAATAACCAAATTATCAGTTTAAGTAATTGCTACGTAGTAGAGAGCCCTGATGACTCCTACGGCGGCATTATGCGCACAGATGAAATGCTTGCTCAGATAAGCAAGAGAAGAGGCGGTGTAGGAGTTGATATTAGCAAACTTAGACCAGCACAAGCACCAGTAAAAAATGCTGCCAGAAGTTCAACTGGCATAACAAGCTGGATGGAAAGGTACTCCAACACAATTAGGGAAGTTGGCCAAAGTGGCCGCAGAGGGGCATTGATGCTTTCCATCAATGTTGCTCACAAAGAAGTTGAAAACTTTATTACCGTCAAAAATGATGACACCAAGGTAACTGGAGCAAATGTTTCTGTCTTACTGAGTGATGAATTCCTTAAGGCAGTTGAAAACGATGATACTTTCAGGCTCAGGTTCCCTGTTGATGCTCCGCCTTCTGAAAATGACAAGATTGTAAAAGCAAAAGAATTGTGGTCCAAGATTATTCACAATGCTTGGCTCCGCGCAGAACCGGGATTGTTGTTCTGGGATAAAGTAACCCAATACAACGCAGTTGATTGTTATGCAGATGAAGGTTTCAAAACAATAAGTACTAATCCCTGCAGTGAGTTGCCATTGTGTTCTTGGGACTCCTGCCGCTTGATGGTTTTGAACTTGTTTAGCTATGTGGTAAATCCTTTTACCAAGGATGCTTATTTTGATTTCGAATTGTTCTCCAAGCATGGTCAAATCATTCAAAGAATGATGGATGACATGATCGATATGGAATTGGAGAAAATTCAATCAATTATCGAAAAGGTCAAGAAGGACCCAGAGGATAAATCAATCAAGCAGCGGGAACTTGATTTGTGGAAGACAGTGTATGATAAGTGCGAAAAGGGACGTAGAACCGGAACTGGTATTACAGCTCTGGGCGATACTCTAGCCGCGATCGGAATAGGATACGGTTCCGATGAAAGCATTGAAACCACCGGCAAAATTATGCGTACTCTTTGCTTGGCATCTTTTAAAAGCAGCATGGAGATGGCAAGAGAGCTTGGGCCGTTCAAGATTTGGAATTGGGAAAAGGAAAAAGACTCTCAATTCCTGCAAATGATTCGTGAAAATGATCCTGAACTTTACAATGATATAAGCATCCATGGTCGCAGGAACATAGCCAATTTAACGATTGCGCCTACCGGTTCGGTATCTATCATGACTCAAACAACAAGCGGAATTGAGCCGTTATTCATGCTCAATCCATACACAAGGCGAAAGAAAGTAAATCCCACAGACAAGAACGTAAGGATTGACTTCCGCGATCAAAATGGCGATTGCTGGCAAGAATTTGAAGTCATTCATCCCAAGGTAGCACAATGGCGAAAGGTGGCTGGGTGTAGCGACTTATCAAAGTCTCCTTGGTATGGTCACTGCGCAGAGGATATTGATTGGGTTGCTGCTGTTAAGCTACAAGCAGAAGCTCAAAAGTATGTAGATCATGCTATTTCCAAGACAGTTAATCTTCCAGAAGATGTAACTGAGGATCAAGTGGCAAAAATCTATGAGGCAGCATGGAGATTTGGCTGCAAAGGCATGACTGTGTACAGGAAGAATTGTCGTACCGGTGTGTTAATTGAAAAGCCAAAGAAGGAGACGAAAGTTTCCGAGAACAAAATTATCAAAAATGATGCTCCAAAAAGACCACAGGAGATCGACGCGGAAGTACATTTCCCCATAATCAAAGGCGAGCCATACTACGTTGTAGTAGGACTTTTGGAAGGCGACCCCTACGAGGTATTTGCCGGCCAGAATCTTCTCAACGACCAGCCTATGATTAAGAAGAATCTGTCAAAGGGACTTTTGAAGAAAAAAGCCCGAAGCAATTACCTGTTTATGTCAAATGATGAGTCATATCCATTAACAAACATAAACAATCACGAAAACGGCGATGCGTTGTGTCGTATGGTAAGTACTGCTTTGCGCCATGGAACCAGCATTGAGTTCGTGGTCCATCAGCTGGAAAAAACTAAAGGAGATTTAGCCAGCCTAAGCAAAGTGCTTGCTAGAACTCTCAAAAAGTACATCAAGGACGGAACAAAAGTTCACGGAGAAGAATGTCCAGAGTGCAAAAGCGCTAACATTCAAAGAGATGATGGTTGCATTGTCTGCCGCGATTGCGGTTGGTCTAAGTGCGGCTAATTAGTATTGAAAAAACTTATGAGGTTCGCCATAATAGGTTTATGGCGAACCTCTTTCTTATTTCAGATACTCATTTTGGCCATGAAAAATTCTTAACTTTTGTTAAGGATGACGGCAGCTTGATACGTAAGTTTCCTTCCGTGGAAGCCATGGATGAAACGATGATAGATAATTGGAATAAGAATGTAAATAAAAATGATCAAGTTTATCACCTTGGTGATGTTGCAATATCAAGAAAAAACATTAAAATTCTCGAGCGATTAAACGGTAAAAAGGTTTTAATTAGAGGAAATCATGATATATTCAAAATATCAGACTACATGCCGTATTTCAAAGACATTAGAGGAACGCACAGACTGGATAGAAGTTTTATTTTATCTCATTATCCTGTGCATAATAGCTGTTTGTTTGATGGATTGATTAATATGCATGGTCATATACATCATCGCAAAGTGATGTTAAACGATACAAGTATAGACCCAGCTTATTTCAATTGTTGTGTTGAACATCATAATTATTCTCCAATTCCTTTTGAAATAGCAAAAAAAATGGCATTAGAACAGGTATAATAAATATATCTGAGCGATAAATAAAGTATGTTCGAAGAAACAATATCATTTAAAAGATTTGTCCTACTAGAGGATAATCGTGTACTTAAGAAAGCTGCTTCGGAAGTTGCAGAACGATTGCAGTCTATGTTAAACTTGGCATCTACAGGTTTAGTAGAATTAAAAGGAGACTGCGAAGACATTTTCTCTTTAGTTCAAACTATGATTCATGGACACTGGTTAAAACAGCAACAAGTATTTTTAGTTCCATTACAAACTGTAGCTTACAACATGAAACTTTTAGCTGATGGCGACAAAGATACACAAAACCAAGATATTGCAGCAATAATTAAGGGCTGCTTGGACTTAATTAATCAAAACATTCTAAACAAGATTAAAGGTCCAATCAATAATTTAGCAGTTATGGACAAGGGCTCCGAAGAGCTTGGATCGGACCAAAACGATATGAGCAAGGTTGGAGGAAACAACTTTGATAATCAAACTGCCATGACAACTGGAACAACCGATTTAAGCACCATACCGCCTCTGGGCGGCCCAACAGACCAAGCAAGACCAGCATCCTAATATGTGTGGATTATTTGGATTTATAGGTGAGAGTAAAAACCCTGAACTCACCAAAGATTTGTCAACTGCGCTGTTTGTGAAGACACAGGTGCGCGGCACTGATGCATCTGGTTTTTATTGCGTAGAAAACTTCCCAAACAAGCAAGTTTTGTATTACAAAAAGCCAATTCCTGCGATTGAATTTGTTAATTTAGCAGAATACAAAGCAATATGGCAAAATAACATTAATTTAGGGCTGTTTCATTGTCGCGCTGCATCTGCCGGTGTTGGCATCCCCGCGTACAATGAAAATAATCATCCTTTCGTAAGCAGATGTTTAAAAAAAGCGGTAATACACAACGGAGTAATTAATAAAAATGAGTATGAAACTTTAAAGTATCATTACGAAGTAGAAACAGAATGTGATTCAGAACTATTCCTAAGAATATTAGAACAAGACGAAGATTTCTTGGATAAAGTTAAAAACTTTCTGATGCATAGTAAGAATAGTCATTATGCAGTGGCTTATGGAGAAGTAGAGGAAGATTTTAGAAAGTTGCATTTATTTAGAAATGAACATAGACCTCTTATTGTTGTAGACTTGCGCGAAGAGCTTAATCAAATTTTCTTTTGCAGCACAACAGCAATATTTTTTGAAAGTGTTGATATTATCAAAAAGAGAATCAAAAATTACAGATTCTATGAGCTTCCAAAAAATGGATATATTGAGTTAAGTTTGCACAACAATTTTTCTATAGAGTTATCCGAGTACAATTTTTCTTTAAAAGAGGCTCCAGACAAGAGCTTTGATTTGCCTATGTATAAATTAAAGACAGATAAGTCAAACTGGAAAAATTCTTTGAGTTTGGAAAAACAAGAAAATTTAAATGATGTAATTAGTGGAATGAAAAATAAATTTAGCACCATTTCTAACTCTATTACTAATAAGCTTGACAAGCTTAATATGTCAGATGTAGAAAAAAACAAAGCGAACTATATTTTTGCTAATTTAAAAGATATTAACAAAAGATGTGACGCGCTTTTAAAAAATCTGGGGGAGTGATGGATTTTGATGACATTGAAGAAACTTTCCACATAGAAAAGTTTAAAAGCAAAACCAAGCGAACAAACGGCTGCAGAAAAGGCAAAAGAGTTGAACGAGAGTTAGTTGCTTTTTTAAATGAAAGATTTGGCAAAGGTTTTAGCAGATCTGTCGGTAGCGGCAATCGATGGGGAAGTATCAAAGACATGCCTAAACATGCTATTGATTCTTTTACTGGTGATCTAGTGTGTCCAGAAAATTTCAGGTTTGTTTGTGAAAGTAAAGGCGGCTATAACAAAATAGAATTAAGTTCTGCTATAGATGGTAGTATTGCAGATTTGGATGAATTTATCAAACAAGTAGAAGACGACAGTAAAAGGTGTGGCCGTCCTCCTCTGCTTTTTTACAAAAGAGATAGAAAGCCTTGGCTTGTTTTCTGCAAAACAAAAATACTAGAGGGCACATACAACTACAGTCTGCAGTACCGCGACTATACCTGCATTCCTCTACGTGAATTTTTGAAGCTTCCGGATAAGTATTTTTTCATGAATCAGGAAAAGTCCGATAAGGAATAAAACTTAGATTTGGATGGCACATAAGAATTAGATCCATACTCGGTTATGAACCAGTGCCAGCGTTCTGGAAATTTAGGATTAATTAGGTCACCATGGCCGTCAGTTAAAACCCATACTGATTCTGGATATGGCAAGCTTTTATTTACTGTTTCAGACGCAAGATGATTTTCGATTATTCCGAAACTTGTGCCGCCTCCTCCATACATTTTTCTAGATTTCAAATCAGTCGGGTATACAGCAGTATCAAAGCAAAACATCTTAACATCGAAATGTTTTTTAGGTAAAGACTCGGCAGCCAAAAAAAATCTGTCTTTAAGGTGCCAACAACTTCCGCTTGTATCACAATAGAAATAAACTGTTATTTTGTCTTTTTGCAAAGACATTTCTTCAATATCCATCTCGCTAGGCAAAAACATGCCGTTATTTAAAAATTGAAATCTCCTGTGCTTTCTGGCCCATTGTTCTACACACTCATCTCCATCTTTCAAACGAAGATTTGTCCATTTTGTAATAACGCTTTCCCACTTTCTCTTGACCTTTACTTTTTCATTCGCAACTAAGTGAGCTAATCCGCCTGCGGTATTCCCGGCTTCTTTACCGTGTTTTTCTAAGTATTTCTTTAAAGCCTCTTTTTCTTCTTCGCTTAATTCTGCATTCAATTTTTCAAAAAGCTCTTTCATATCCTCTTCTGTAAAGCTATGTTCATCAACAAGTCCAAATTGTTTTGAAAACTTATCATCAGAATAAATTCTGTTTAAAAGGTTAAGATAATATTCGGCAGTCTCATCTTCCGGAATATCCATACTGTTGACTTTTTTATTTTTAAAAATGGTATCTACCCAACAATAATCCTGCCAACCAGATATCTCATCACGTATGAATCCAAAACGATTTACTAAGCTGTGATTTACGACCACATCCATCGCGTAATTTGCGCGAGTATTGTCTTTGCTATCAGCAAATCGTTTTCCGTGATTCAAAATAATATGTAATGCTTCGTGACAAATCACAAACTTCTTTTCATATAAAGTAGATTTCTCCCAAAAGTCTGGGTTGAATAAAAAGCACAAAAAATTACCCTTTTTGTCAAAAGTAACACAAGCTGTAGAAATTCTATCGGTGAGAAATGGCTTTCCCATTTCTCCCAATTTATAAAAAAGAGAATGGTGATCTAATAGATCATTGCATATTTCTTGCCACAATATGTCCGATATTGGTTTCATGCTATACCCTCAAAACTTTCTTGTACAGGCCGCATTGCTGAAGTTTTACAAACATGTTACAAATTAATCTGTTTTCGCTTGTTACCCAAGCCAATACCGAACTGTATTTTTTAGTATCGCTAAGTATTTTCAAACAATGATTTATTATTCCTACCAAGGCCTTCCTTTCAGGCTTGAGCATGCAAGTAGACCAAGAATTCTGCATAATATGAGCCAAGGCATTGATGCATTCGAGAGCATCTTCTTCAGTCATGTCTTTCGACACTGCTTTTTTAATTTCTTCAAAATATTCATCAACTTTTTCCCCTTGAAGATCTGTCATAGACTGAAAGTTGATGAAAGAAATCTTTTTCGGATTCTGATTGTAATACGGTGGCTCGGGAGCTTCACTTGTTGAATCTTTTACCAATAAATCTTCATTAGTTGACACATACCTATGCAACATTTTAACTAATTTTTCATCTTGTCCTGCCATGACTATTTCGCGCATCAAGTTCCACATTTCTTTATTTGTTTGTGAAACTTGGGTGACGGTTCTGCAAACATGTGGATATTCGGACATCAAAGCACATACGCGTTCCTTTGGCATTAGAGGAACGAAAAAGCTCAAGTATGAATCTTCTGCTAAAATAAATTTCACTGCTGATGAAAAATTATTATCGTTAGCCAGAAACGCTTTTGCAGACACGACATCATTATTTTCCATCATTTCTTTTAATTTCTCTTCTACAGGGCCATTTCTCAATGCCTGTAGCAACTTGTTTACATTTGAAGTCATCGGAAGCACGTCAGAGAGCGTGCCGCCTATTTCAAATTCATTTAAAGCATATTCAAGCCGTCTTGGACTTACCTTTTCTTTTTCTTCATCCGGCAAGTCGCCCCACCATTCGATCGCGCTCACAGCTATGTTTTCGCCAAAACGACTAATAAACCATTCCTTGTTTGGCTTGTATGGGACATTTTGAATTACGTGAAAACGATCTTTTTGAGCTGGGTCAATTTTTTCCACATCATACTTATCATCTTCTTCTGGGTTGATAGCAGCCCATATGCACTTTAAATTGGGAAACACCATACCATTAATTGAACGGAATTGCATCAATTCCATTACGGCATTCCTTACTTTTTTCGGTGCTCTATTAAATTCATCAAAAAATATAGCTTCTACTGTACCGGAAGCTAATGCTTTCGGTCTTACGAGATCTAGAAAAACCTTGCCGTCTTTTTCTACCTTTTCTGGAACGCCAACTAAATCTACCCAAGGGTCTAATGTGCTTGCGCTAAAATACAAATATGTTGTTCCGTGTACTAATCCATTTCTTTCAAAACACTGTTTAATGCTAGCAGTTTTACCGCATCCATGTTTTCCAACAAACAAAACATTACGACCGTGTTTAAACCAAAAATCCAATTTCTTGTCGCCTTGCATTTTCTCTCCTTGCTGGGCTCGCTCGGTAGGAGAAAGGTAAGCGAATTGACGGTAAAAAGCAAGGGGTTTTAGGAATAAATTTGAAGTTGATATCGTGGTGAAATGTAATTATTTTCACCCATGTTAATTTGGAACCAAATATCATAAATTCCAACTTCAAAACCACACTTGTCAGTATCAAGCCAATAATAGCCAAACATTTTTTCTCTAAATTGAACTGGTTCTTGTTTCCTAAAATTGCGAGGTTTTCGTAATAGCGTTGAAGATCAGTGCCTTTAGGTACGTTTGGCGTGACCTGAATTATCAGATATTGTTTGCTTCCAATTCTTAATTGACTAGGTCTGAATACATAATTAAAATCGTAAACCACTGGTATTGGAGTCGAATACCAAAGTCTTGGATAAACAGTAAATAAGTTTGCAAGTTCTGATGTTCCTTCGTTGTCATTTACAAAATTCACTGTCCAGACATCGGTGTAATTTCCAACAACATAAACACCGTCAGTTGTAAAAATGTCTACGTAATACTTGCCTACACCCTCATTAACAACTTGGCTGCCGGGTATAGTTTGAACTAATTCTCTTGCTCCAATCTCTTGGGGCGAGAAGCCTTTAGGTATGAAAAAAATGTTTATTTCTTTGATTTCATAAACATTTGAAAAAAGATTGCTGTTATAAAAATACATCCGTAGACGAACTTCTTCATCTACGGTTGGATTTTGATAGCGTTCTTTTATTTGTTGTACCATTAAAACTACCTTCTTCTATTAGCTTTTTTCCTCTCTTTATCTATCTCTTCGCGCTCTAAATTCTTTTGTTGAATATACTTGTCAATAAGATATTTTCGTTCAAAAATTTCTAGAGCAAGCCATTCGGCTTTGCTAATTCGTAAGTGATACATGAAGAAAAAAAGCTCATCGAGAAGGTTTCGACGCATCATTAAGCTAGGGTCTTGTCCTTCTTCTTGCGCCGTGGGAAGAAAAAGGCCGATTCCAAAGGGAGATCCACCTCGAATTCTTCGCTACTCATAGGCGAAACAATCGAGACCTTGGTATCAACGCCAAAAGGAGGCTCATTGCAAACCTGACGCAAATATGTCAAATCTTGAATTGGCAAACTTCTCAGAATAATCTGAATTTCAGTCTTGTCAGTAATGTCTGCAATTGATTCAACTAGTTGAGTGCTGCGGAATAGCAACGTGTCATCGGCTGCATTATCTCCGTACTGACGAAGACGACGTTCGCGATGCTCCTGAATTTCAGTTTCATCTTTGCCACGAGACAGTCGATATGTAAAAGGCAACCCGCTCTTTGGCAATTGGTCGCTCAAGTTAGGACCAAAGTCAGCCGGACAAATATTCTTTACAAGCCCATCCAAATCAATTACAGTAGTAAACTTACGGTCAGAATCTGGATCCTTTACCTCAACCTCATATTCAGCACCATAAGAAATACCACGAAGGTAAATAAGAATAAAAGTCCTGTCGGCAGAAAGAAGTTCAGCGGGCTTGAAACTTTCTTGGATACAACGACTGAAAATCATATCTATAGCCTGTCCCTTACGGACAAATCGCGGAGTCGCAAGAATCTGTTCTTCCTCGCCACACATTGGTCTAATATGCAGCTTGCCATCTACAGGACCGTCAGTACCATTGTAAAAGCGTCCTAAACTAGGAAGTGTAATTTCCTCATAAACAGTGTTCTGCTGGCGTAGTTTACTTAAGATAGACTCAAGATTTGAATTAGATGCATATGGAGTAGAGGCAGAAGCATTCGAAAAATTCGTTTGCATTGGAACATTATGAGGTGGCAAGTGTGGGACTGGCTGAGGACTCTGAGGACTCTGAGGACTCTGAGCATTCTCTGGCCTTTGCATTCTAGCTAGTAATTCCGGTGGAATGTTACCAGTAATTTGCACACCACCACCAGCTACTTGACCTTCAGGATTTGGAAATTCTGACATTTATATTCTCCTATATTGACTTGCTATAATAGAGTATGGTAAAAAATCTTTCTATAAAAGATTTAGAAAAATTTGTGTTTACAAATAAAATTATACAATCTAAGCTACCAAAATACAAATTTTTATTTGATGGATGGACGGTGGCTCAAGCAAGTCCAAGCCTTAGATCAGTAGCAACTAGATGTGTATTAGACTTTTGTTCGCTTTTGACTGAAGAAGAAAAAAAGATATTAGAAATAGAACTAGGTATACCTATAAATATAGCGACTATAAAACATAGCAGTGTAAAGTATTTTGCAACTGATATAGATAAACTTGAATTATACATAGAAGATGCCTCTAATTATGCAGAGACAGTTTTGTTTAGAAAAGGAAAGGAAATAAAGGTGTTATCATGGCGCTAGCTTCATTTTTATTGATGCTTTTGGGATCTGTAGGTATGACGGTCATTATAGTTGAAGGGGCTATTTTTGTTCCTGTAAAAGAATTTTTGAAAAAAATTATTCCAGAATATGTAATGAAGGTTTTGGATTGTCATCAATGTTGTGGTTTTTGGAGCGGATTGTTTTTGAGTCTATTTTTCTTAACTCCTGAGTGGCGTGGCGACATAATGAGTTTGCTATTACAGCTAGGACTTAATTTTGCTAATGGTTGTGCCACTTCACTTTTAGCAGTTTTTTGGGCAACTATTATGGTTTTTATAGAGTCAAAAACTACATTAAATCAGTAATATGGAAAACAAAGCTTTTTGGTGTCAAAACTGTAATAAAAAATATTTCCTGCCTGCCGAGATGTTAGTGCAGTACGATAGAAGTATATTACAAAAGAAACCTCCGTTTTTAGATCATTCCAAGCCAATCGATCAAAAAACGGATTCAAAAATGATACCACAGAAGAAGATTTATAAATGTGTTGTATGTGGTCACACAATGAAGGAGATTGAAAATGTCAGCACCAATATCAGTACTTGATGTAAAAAATGCTTTAAAGGATGAGAATTTCAGAAACACGCTTCCGGAATCTCTTAAAGATCCTGTTCAAAAATTCTTAGCTAATCCTAATTGTTCATGTAACCTGAAGATATACAATCAGATATTGAATGAAGCTAGGGAGCAAATAACCGCTTACTACCCTGACAAGACATACGTGAATCCTGAACAGCAAGTTCAAGAGCAAACAAAAAGACTTGCAAAAAATGTTTTCAAAGTAATTAATTGTTCTATTGGAGAATTAGAAGAAAATTTGCAGCGCCTACCTCCCGGCAGAAAGCAGATCACAGTAAGCAGGTGGGAAGACCAAGTCACAGTGGTAGTTAACGAATTAGAAATTGTCCACTGATATAACTTTGGTTTCTTCCATAAGTTTATCTATTTCTTGTATTTTTTCCTTTGGATACTTTTCATATTTTTTAGGCCAAACCGGAAGGTCGTCATAGATATCTCTGGTTTGGCCTTTTTGTATCGCGAGAGCATAAGCGCGCTTAGCTTCATGAAATATTTTTTTATGTACTAGAAAATCTCCCAGTAGACACCACCCTTCAGCCAAAGAATCATTCTTGTTCAGAAGAAGGGATAATTTATCTTGGGCTTCTTTGTGCTTATCTAACTTAAAGAACAAGATTACACTTTGATAATAGAGCAAAAACAAATCTTTGTAAAATCCATTTTCAAAGAAATATTGTTCTGCTAAATTTGCAAATTGCACATAATCTTTTTTTTCATATTCATATTGTAAAGTTTTGTCCAATATGCACGGATGCAAATTTTTATTTGTTTCAACAATAATTGGTGCTATTTTAGCAGATTGAGAAGCATTTCTTAATCTGGTATTGTCTTTGATAAGCCATTCTCCGCTTTTAATGCAAAATTTATTTATTTCATTTATATTTGAACAGGATAATATTTTCTCGTCATCTCTCAATATTACAACTTTTTTATCTTTATGTATTTCTTCTTCTTTTTGATATATAATTACATCCGGACAAAATTTTGAGTTATTTGTCCGCAATTGGATGTCAGAGTTGGCTGGAATCGCTAAAAAAGTTTGCATAAAATTTTTAATAGGTTAATATATTAGATTATGTCATCCGAATATTTAAATAATAAAAGTTTTGAATCTATTATTATAAGATTCCAAACAGCCAAAAAACAACAAAATAAATTTCAAATTCTTTTAGAAGATCTTAATTTTCAAAGGTCTATCTTTCAAGTAAAAAATAGTGTCATGGTGCCTCTGGCCCTTGACAATATAGAAATTGTGCGAGCAAGTGATGACCTTACTTCTGCACAAAAAATACTTGCAGACGCTTTCTATACTTTGTCTAAAAATATAGTAAGATATGCTAAGTTTAGTAACATAGATGAGGACGACGCCATACAAGAGGGTGTTCTTATCTGCTTTGAAAGAGTAGAAAAATTTGACCCAAGTAAGGGTAAAGCTTTTAACTATATGACAACCTGCATACTAAATCACTTTAGGCAACTATGGCGCACAGCTAAGAACTATAACGAGCTTAAAAAGAAATATAGTAAAATATTTGCTATAAAGAATGGTAATCCAGTTATGTCTGGTAGAAAAAAAGAGAAAAAGAAAAACCATTAGGCTATAATTTATATTATGAAAAATCATTTTGTTGATATTATAGAAAGACAAGAGATACTTGATATTCTAGAAAAAAGCGGTTTAGGCAAACAAATAGAAGCATTGCTTTTAAATGAGAGCAAAGTATATACTAAAAAGGGACGCCTGAATAAAAGCGGGGCTTGCAGGGTTTTGGGTTTAAAACCAAAGCAATTAGATGAATTTCTAAGCAAGTGCAGGCATATGATTAAATTTGAGCAAATGCACGACTGAAATTAAGCAGGCAAGCGCGGTCCAATTATATAGGCTCGGTCATATCTCAAAGTAAGGTCTATAGTCATAACGTCTGATCCTGCCATATCAAGTTCGCCAAAATTAACGTCTTGACACCAAGCGTTGTCGAATTGCCATTGCTCTAATACTCCACCTTGACCATCAAGCATAGTCAAGAAAGCTGGTCTTTTGAAAGACGTATTGGGGTTCTGATTTGTGGCGAACCCGTATGTAGAATTTTCTGGCCAATAAAACAATTTAATCCATCTGTAAACATTATTGTCTATTAGCCTGCAGGCACCATTGAACAATGAATAAGCTGCAACATCATAAACTGTTAAATTTATAGGCTTCCATTCAACTTTTCCCGGCATGTAAATAGTTTCGCTTTGATGTTCTAGAGGAATTTCTTTGAAGCTAATATTGGGCCTTTGTGATTTTAGTGGAGGTTTTACATTTACGGTGTTAGCTTCAGGTTTGCCAACAATATTCTCGATACTGAAAAGCCAGCGAAACTGCCTCTTAAAAATCCTCCAAAAATATATATCTATAAAAGAGAAAATCCCCGTCTTTTTATTTCAAAGACGGGGATTTTGAACTGGTGATAATTCTCAATATTAGAAACGGCAGCCGGCGTAGCAGGGGTTCGGTTGCTCGTATCCGCAAAGGTTACGCCACTTAGCAAACGTGTAACGAAGAGTTAACTCAATATTACACTCGTCGCTGCTGCTGTAATCCAAGTCGCCAAAGTTAACAGATTGTGGCCAGCATGTGTATAGTGTCCACTGCTCTAGAGGAGCGCCGCCACCATCATACATGGTTAGAATGCCAGTGCCACCGTATCCGCCAACACCATTGCCAAACGAGGACATGGTGGGATTCTCCCAGCTTCCTGCCATATTGTTGGCCAATGTTGGCTCGCCGAGGAAATTGTAAACTGAACCAATCCAGTTATACAAGTTAAGGATTGTTGTGCTGCGGACAGGAGTAATGTCATAGTAGGTTACTGTGACAGTCTCAAATGTCGCCTTACCGGGGATATACATTTTTCCCTGTAAGAAGTTAATTTCAGTTTCATCAAAAGAAACATTCGGTCTAGACGCAACTTTGACGAATGAAGCAGGAATTTGTCCGAAAGTGTTTCCACCGCCGCAAACCTGATTTACTTCAAATGTCCATCTAAACTTCCTCTTGAAGATGATGTCGTTTGTTGTTCCTATTGGGCCTATGCCCATCATAATTGGATCTGCCATATTTATATCTCCTTTTAACTATTAAGCTGTTACCGTATCTAATGCACCAGTTCTGTAGAGTGTGAATTCAATAAAGATGAATTCAACAGCTCTAGTCGGAACGATTCCGATTTGCGCTCTTAACTCGTTTCGATCAATTACCTCGGGAGGATTGAGATTTTCATCGCAAACCACCTTGTAGGCTGTAATGCCTTGGTTGTTTTGAACGTTGTTCAACACGCCATTAGCAAGAAGAATGAATTGCCTTCTAAGCGAGTCTGTGTGAGGCTGGAATAGAAGTTGACGAGATAGACTTCTGATCTGCTTCTCGACATAGAACATCATTCTACGAACATTAATGCGGTCAAGAGTCCAGCATAGCGTACGATCGGGTTGACAGCGTTTTGGTTGCCATACATGTTGTCCTTCTCTTTGAGAGTAGGCACATATGCAACGTCAATAACGTTAGGCACAACACCTCTTTGAATGCCAGCAGGAGCAAACCAAGGAGCGCTAATGTTGTCGCTATTCACTATAGCAGCTACTGTGCCAACGCTAGGAGGACACCAAACATTGAAGTTATTGTAGCTGTCATAGATCATGATCCAAGGCCAGTAGAGAGCGGCAAAATCGCTGTTGAATCTCTGAGAGTTAACAGGGCTTTGGCCATTCTGCCATTGAACTACTTCGGTAGGAGTCAATCCGGCTGGCGGATCGATAACTGCAAGGCAATCCTGACGATACTCTTCGCACATTGAGATAAGTCCATCTATTACAATGGTCGTTGTACCACCGGGAACAGCACAAAGGTCGATATTGATCTGCTCTGGGTCGCTGAAGGCATAAACGCCACTCATATTGACAGGACTGCCTATCAACAAGGCGTCACGCAAAGCAGTCTCGCCGACAGGATATCCATCTGAACCGCCGCTCAAACGAATATCATTCTGTGCGACAGATTGTTGGTTGCTAGTATCTGCGGGAGGTGCAGTAGTAGCTGTATTGTCTAGAACCCTGATGTAGTTGCTAAAACTATTAATGTAAGTTTGGATATAGAAAGCAGAGTCTGGGTCCTTAGAAAGATTACCCCATCCTTCAACCTGAAGAGTTGCATTTGTTACGGGATTTAGAAGGAACACATCCATGCTGAATGTATTGCCTTCAGGATATTTCTTGAAGGTAACAAAGGTCTGATTGCCTTCTATGCCCGGGCTGTCAGCAAATAGCTCGAATGTGTAATAAGTTGGATCGGTAACAGGAATGCTGTTAGTTCCAATCCACATACCGTCATTAGCATCGCTGTCCTCGTTGTCAGCTACACCGTCAGGTGTTAGTCCAGTTACGCCAGCAGCATTAAATCCGAATATTGCAGCGAGAGTACCGCCGCGAACATTAATCTTGGCATTTCTACCACATAGCAATCCCTGACCATCCGTTAGAGCGGTGTTGGTTGTGACTTGGACAGCATCAGAACTAGCTGCAAACTGGAAGCAAACTGGCACTCCTTCAAGAGGAACACCTGCAACAGTTGGGTCGATAGTTGTGATAGCTGTATTCAAATCAGCAACCAAAAGTGCTGTAGTAGGATAGGAAGCTCCACTTAATAATGTAGAGAAATCATAAGTTCTAATAACGTTGTCAACGCTAACAAGCCCAGATCCATCAGTTACTACCTGTAAGTTGTAAGTGCCGACTGGGAAGTCCCAAATTCCGGGTGTAACGACTGAAGCGGAAGCAGGATAGTGAGTTGCAGTGCCTGTTTTAACAGGAACAGTCATATCATTGCCTAAACCGATAGCGTTATTAACGTTAGTGTAATTAGGAGCAGTTCCTGTAGTGGCAGGCGTAGATCCAACAAGATTGTCAAGTACGCTGATTAGCTCTAAGCTGGACTGGTCGCCATAGGCCCAAACTGTCTGGAACCCAACTGCTTCCTGACCTGTGCTTGAGTCAGTATACAAGAAGAACTCGACACCATCAATCGTTGGATTTAGACTTAGATTTAGCTCATCAACAATTTCCGGTACAGTGTAAGGAACACCAGTAAACGGAGCTGGTCTTCCAGCATCAGTACGCAACTTAACAACCTTACTGCTTAGTACTCCGTTAAGAGCCCAACGGAAGCTATATGTATAGTCTGCAACGCCGGGATAAGAAATGGTGTCGCCTACGTCAAACAATGCTCCATGGACTTTAAGCAAACCGCCTGCAGCAGGTACTTGTTTGCTAGCTGTGGTTGCGTAATACAAAGAGTTGGGATCAGTATCTGCTACACGCACAATCCAAACTGCATTTGTGAAAGCCAAAGCATTTTGTGCAGCATACATCAAGTATGGCGCGTATCCTTGGGAAGGATGCGGGTAGCCAAACAGAGTATGTAATTCATAAGTTGACGTTACTAAAGTAGGGGTATTGATGGGGCCCTTACTAGCAAATCCAACCAAACCAATAGCATTGGTTGCTGGAGTCGTTGTAAGCAAAGTTAAGTCTTGTTCGGTGAATCTGACCGAAGGACTTATTGTGTTTGAAGGCGGAAAACTTTGTAATAGTGCCATAATTTACTCCTATGTCTTAATCTTTCAAAATTCTCTGTTTGATATAACCAGACTTCTCTGCCCTATCTATATATGGTGTATGCAGATGTTCTTCTATCAATATTTTATTTTGTCCGTTCCCAACGCCGGGAATATCTATCACATCATATGAATGCAAAGCGCGCTTTGATTTGATAATCAATTGTATTGGCGATTTCTGCATATTGGTTATTTCAATCATTGTACCCCTTCTACCGATTCTTCCAGACGTTTAATTACCTCTGAGATTTCCGCTTCATTAAGAGAATTAACAAAATCAACTTTAGTATTAAGGACTGCCTTGTTTCGTGTAATCGGCTGATTAACGTAAGTTTCGGCAGTGATACCAAATTGAAACTTAATTACTCTTAAAGCAGCATCCCCGGGCTCTGTTTCCAAATTGTTTGCTATCGAATCTAATTTGACGCAGACTTCCCAGAGTACTCCTCTGACTTTTATATATGCAACAGGAGAGAATTTAGTTAGGATTTGTTCTAGTATTTGGTTCATGTCCTCAAGTTGAAGAGTCCATGCGTACATTGTGTAGCCAATATTAATTGGAATGCCTCTTGCTAACCCAAATACCGTATCTCTTTCAAACCTTTCAGATTCCACAAATGTTGGCAATCCTTTGTTATCACTCAAGAAATTTATTGCCTTGTGATATGTGTATCGAGATGGATCAATTGCATATTCCGTAGAACTGATGGCCAACATGGGGAGCCTGATTCTGTCAACAACCAAGGTAAGATCTTTTCTAACGTTTTGTTGAACTACGGCGGCAACTGCGCGTTCTTGTGTTGCCCATATGATAGGTACTTGATGGCTCTTCCCATCGTCATCAATTACAACTAAATTTCTAAACAAATCCATTACAGCTTCGTCACAAGACCTTAGCGACCTTGCATATCGATAAACGACATTCCTGTTTGGAGGATTAAGATTGTTTACAATTTGTCCGGTTTGCATAGGATCAGCATTGTTTTGTGATCCCAGCATATATTTCTTGTCTAGAAAGTCATCAAACCAGTCAGAAGGTGCTGGTATTTTGTTTGCTTGATTGTTCTGATTATCCGGTGGCTGGTCGCAAAATCCCGGTGGTGGATCAATGTTTTCCGACCTCCACATCGGTGATTGGTCTTGGCAGTCATTAAGAGACTTGCCATACGAATTTGGATTTGGGCCTATAGGTTGCATAGTACTAAAATAGTTATGTACTTGGAGTTAAAAATGCATTTGAAATACAGACATTTAAACAATGAATTTGCTCCAAAACCAATACATTTGGAATTAGAAGGCTGGTCTGGCGCGCCTACCGAGCACAGAAAAGAACAAAAAATACAACCTTACATGTGCAAACCATTCGTTGATGCAAATACTTATGGGATAGAAATATGTTATCCATTCAATACAGAAATAACCGTCAGTAAAACGAATGGTAAAATACAAATAATTGCAGAAGATAATTGGAAGAAAGACACAGAAATAGTTCAAAAAATAGGTATACCAGTTGGTTGTTTAGGAGAAAAACACTTTAGCATGAATACATGCTTGGATATTATGGTCGATGAAAAATACGTTTTGAGAATAGAAAATCATCCTAGATTCTACTCAGAAGATAATGTTGCATGCGTAATTTCAGGTCACCTTGAAACAAGTTGGTGGAGCAGTTTATTCTTCATAGTATTTAATAGTCCCAGAGAAGGACAGGCACTACGGTTCAAGAAAGGCGATAAGATATGCCAAGTATTTCCTGTGTTAAATGAAAAAATTACTATAGAGGAAATGAGTACAGACTTGAAGAACAATAGAAGATGGCAAGCTGCAACATTTGCCAACAGGAGAAGCATAATAGCCAGAGGTTACAAAGACAATCAACATAATTATTTCGACAATCTATATAAAAAATTATCAAAGTATGTACAATTATATGGGCTGGTGCAATTAAAATTATTAGTTAACAAGCTTAGCATGAAAGTTGAAAATTATGTAAAGTTGAAATTGAAGCTATTTAAATAAAAAAGGAGGATCCAATGATCCTCCTTTTGAATTCAATAATACATCTATTATCCGGCGAATGCGCCGCCAAATCCAAGTGCGCCGCCACCGGTAGTGGCAGGGTTAGAACCTCCATCCATGTTGCCGTACATGTTTCCTGTTCCGTCCATATTTGGCATGCTTGCTCCTCCAGCTTGGTCACCGAATTCACCACCGTAAGCAGTTTGCTTTCCCGGTGGAATTTCATCTGCTGAAGCGTCAATCTGATTAGCCCCAACGCTGTCATCACTCTCTTCGTCGGATGGACCTGATGGAGGCTGGACTCCTGTTAAATCAGCGATATTGTTTTTAATCGCATCAAGTTGCGACAAAAGCTCTTCGCGCTTTTGATCTTTGTCATCATCATCGCCAACGCTGTAATCCTTGACGAATTTAATAAGAGTGTCAATCGTGGGGTACAAAGATTCTGCTGTGGCCTCTCCTTCTGGTGGCGCGGTTTGGCTGTCAGAATCTTCCTTGCCCTCATCTTGGTCAGCATCAAGCTGATCCATACCACCCATATCTTGCGGTGCGTCAAGGTTCATTCCTTGTTGCCCGGCAACTTGACCGGGAGCACCCATGCTATCCATGCCTCCTGCACTAGGCATTTGACCACCGGGAGGTGCTTGTCCCATGCCCATATTTGGTGGCACCATGGCGTCCTGCTCATTAAGCCTCTTAGACTTAAGTTTGTCGTAAAATTCAAAAAAACTTTTCATAAATGCTCCTTTAAATTATTTTATATGTAGGTTGTGTAACTGGCTGAAGTACAGAGCTATAATTTACTCCCTGCGATTCATTAACAGAAGTGCCAGAAACAGAATCTTCTTGGAATCTCTGACACAAACATTGTAATCTTACCACGCCGTACATTTTCATTTCGCCAGTCTTTCGTTCTATAATTACCCAGTTTTCTTTCAAAAATGGTGTAAAAAATCTACTTCCTATTTTTGGCACATGTCCAAGAGTTTTTAAAACAGTTTGATAATTGAATTCAAACAACATATCATCTGGGCTGTCTATTCCAAAAGGAGTCTGATAATTTTGACTTGGAACTGGTTCGTAATAACACCATAATTGCACAGGTTGCGGACTGTATATTTTTGTTCTCGTCTCCAAATAAATGGGATCGATATTGTTCATATTTACGAAAAGTTCATAATAAAATATTGGAGAACCACCTTGTCTTATAGATTCTTCATCCCATTGATTGAATAAGGCATGCTCTGGCAATTCATCGCCAAATTGCTGAAGACTTCCAGTAGGTCGATATGGCCTACCGTTGCAATTATAAATTGTCATATAACACCAGCCTTTTGCAAAATCTGCGCAACATCTTCACAATCTTTTTCAAGATCTAACGTCAGTCTTTCGCCCCTTGCTCCTATTAAAGGCTCTTTCGTGTTTTTCATTTTTTCCATAAAATTCAAGAAAGTAGCTGCTTCTTCAGTTCCCTTATTTATGTCTGGAAAAGTATGAGAAATCATGTAAGAATCTAGTGCTCCGTCTTTTCCTTCTGAAACTGCATTTAAAGCATCTAATTTTTTGAAATTAAATTTGTCAGTTAATACTTTGTCATCTAAGAATTTCTCTTTAAGATTCTGGAGGAATGTTTGATTTGCAGCGTTTGATTTTACTGCTTCCAATCCCATAAAGGCTGGCATAACTTGTGCGATACTTCCGGAGGTTGACGAAGCTTTTTTGGCAGCCGCCACAAATAGAATTCCAAGCACGGCCTTCTCTAAATCAACCGCTACAGGGTCGTTATCCTTGATGAGTTTACGTAAATATGGAATAAAATTTTCACTCTTGACTATTCTATCGAGCAATTTAACTCTGCCCTGTAAAACATTGTCTATATCTTTTTGTACAAATAAATCACTAGAAGTTGGGAATCCTCTTTCGTCTATAGAAGTTACGCGCTCATTCATGTATCTTGAAACAATTTGAAATAAACTGGCTAATTTCAAATCTACTAATTGCGAAACAGACAATTTTTCCTCTGGGTCAGCTATTGAGTTTTCAACTTGCTTTGCATAGTTTTTCGCTTTCCTAGCATATTTTTCATTCTGTTTTGTAAATATAAGTCTGACACAATCTGAAAGTTTGTCTATCTTTCGCCTTGCCTCTAAGTTTGCACCAAGTTCACGAATCTCTTCTGGATCCTTTGCTTGTACCTTTGCTAATCCCTCGATGCCCGGCGTATCTTCCGTTGCACCCTTTGCTCCGCCAGTTCCCCCGAAATCTTTTTCGGCGCGCTTGGTAGTGTAAATAACTTTTCTACTAAAAATGTGATCTAAAAATTGTTTTATGTCGTCAACAGTATGTCTTCTGTAAGGAGTTGCATCGCTTTCTGGATCGTATTCTGGAAGACTTTTTGAGGTTTTAGCAGTATTGACTTGATGTATTAAATCTCCCAAGTTACCAGCAGCATCAAAATTCAGTTTGCCGATTTCGCGGTTGATGAGTTTTTTAATTTTATCGCTATCTGTCAATGCACCAGCTTTGTCAAAATAACCCCGATCTGCCGAAGACATCATGTGAAACAAGTCGTCAGATGTCTTAAGATGCATAAGTTCGGTTTTTTGTGATGGAGTCAAAAATCCGGGATGTGTATCTCCATGCTGTATGAGCCTGTCTATGAAAGGATTTATGTAATCGTTTTTCAATACACTAAACTCTGCTAGCTGAGATTTTTCATCTTCAACTAACAGCCATTCTTTAAAACATATATTAACGATAATCTTATACATTTTCCAAATTAATAGTTAGGGTGACTGCTATAGTTCCGCCAGCGGGCGGCAAAGTAAATGGTGCGTTTGTAAATCTTTCTGCCCACAACAGATTGTTGAGAGTGTCTGTCACATAGTATCCAAAAACTGTTTGAGCGGAAGTATATGCGTTAAAAGTGAAAGTTTGTTCTCCATATCCGGCTTCGGCATAGGTAGCACCAACTGGAGTAGCAACTACCCAATTGCTGTTGGTTATGGTTGCGTTTGTATAACCGGGAAAAGACCCATTTGGTGTTGGAGGATCCCCAGAAAACCCACATTCACTAAATGAAGATAAGGTGGAAAAAGCGTTTGGTGTAGCGTCATTGTAATACAGCTTAAGAAGCAGAGTTGTTGTCTGCTCTTGATTAAACATTTTCTTAAGTAGCGCGGTTTCCCCAATATTTGGAACAACTAAAGCCATTATGCCTCCAGATCTCTTTACTATATATATAATTAACATGGTAATTAAAAATAAAGATGGATCTGTATATAAGGTTCGCGGACCCAACCCAATAATGATGTCTCAAGAAGTTTGGGATAATTTCGAAGTCCACAACATGGACTTCTCTCCTGACATCGTGAATAATAAACAAAATCCGCAAAAACCCAATAAAAAACTAGATTTTGGAACAACAACTACTGTAACGGCAGAACAGCAAAAGCCTGAAATGCCTACTCCTCCCCCTCCTCCTAAGGAGGCTAAAATAAAAGAGGAAGTAAAAATTCAGGAATTTGAAATACCAGATTTTACAAAACCAGAACCAACACAGTCTCCTCAACCTGAAACCGACGAAGAAGTTTTAAGACCACAGACAGTAAACGAGAAATTAAGAAATTATAAAAAAGATATCATGTATTGCATGTTGGCTGAAACAAAAGAAGTTGTCGATCCTCTTTATTCCGACAAAACTGTAAAAATTAAATACACAAGAAACTTTGTTTTTGAAAATTTTATCATAAAAGAAGATGACATGGAGTTAATTTTCTGGTCGCACCTAGATTTTTTGACTAAGAATTCAATTCTTTATCCTAAAAACGATACCAGAAGATGGTGGAAAATTAATAGTGTAAGGAGCGCTCCTGAAGGATGCTTTATAGTATGCGGCCCAACTGACATACAGCCAAGTTTTAAACTATAAGACTGGTATTAAGACCCATAGCTGCCAGCGCCTTTTTATGGTCTTCAGCTGATTTGTAATATCCGCTTTCGTAAATCTTATTGAGGAATTTAGCAAAGTTTTCTAATTCATCAGTGGAAGATATGGTAGAACATACTTTGTAAATTACTGGCAAAAATTCATTTACATCCGGTATATCAAGCTTAGAAATGTGCGCAATTAAACCGTGAGTTTTTAAAAAATTTGCATATCCGGGGTCCTGAAGAACATTTTGCATAAATCATTATACGTTTTTCTTTGGTCTTCCAGCTTTCTTGCGCTCTGGTTGTTCTGCTTCTCTAGCAAAACTTAGCATCTTTTCAAGTCTCTCTGGATGCGTAATTCTTGCCACAAATTGATTGTATTTTCGGCGTTTCTCGAGCTCTTGTATTCCCATATTTAACGCATCTCGTTTTTGCCTTCTTGCTTTTTTAACATGTTCTTTCCACTTGATGTAACCGGGATGATTAAATTGCTCAGAATCGAATCTGCTTTTTTCTTCTGGGTGCTCATGAGTTCTGTCAAATTCATCTAGCATATTTTGAACTATTAATATTAGATTCTTATCATTTAGCCATTTCAAATTTTTGGAAAAATAATCTACCAAAGTATTAGGATCAGCTTCCACAAACTCTGGAGTTGTAAAGTGGAATCTATTCCAAAAATTATGGGTAATATTCTGCAACGTATTTGTAGCATCTAACTTTTTGGTAATTTCTTGAAGTTCTTTATCGGTCATTTTTTTGAAAAAATTGGCTTCTGTTTCAGGCAGTCTTTTTGTTAATTTATCGTGCAATATTGCTGCCTGCGATGGTTCTTCAAAGGCAGCCGTAGAAAATGTTTTTACAAGCTGAGACATATCCGAAGATTCAATTGCTTGTCTAAATCTAGAATCAATTGTTGCAGCAGCGGCAGAATCCTTTCTACGCGCCTTAAACCTATCTTGAAATGTTTTCAAATCAGCAACTGCCATAGCACCGGCATCTTCAGGGCCCTTTAACTCAGGCGGTATAGATACTCTGGCCAAAAATGCTGGATTTTTACGTATGTCGTTTAAATTTGTAACATAATCTTTATGCAAAGCTTCAAGGAACTGTTCGCTATCTTTGGACATATTGTTTTCAAAGAATTGTGTAATTTGATATATTGCTTCGTCTCTTGCTTCATTGTTATATTTTTGAATTTCTTTTTTTGCTGCGTTGAATGCAGAAACGTCTTTAACATCTTTAAACTTTGGATTTGCAGCGAACTTCTCTTCCATTTGCTTGATAGTACGCTCTGCCTTTAGCATGGCTGGACCGTGCTTATCTAATGCAGCTTTTGTTTTTAAAACCACATAAAGACTTTTCATCATTTCATAAACGCCTTCCATAGCTTTGTGAATTTGTCGTCTTTGAGAAACTATATCATCTGACATCTCGTCAGCTTTTAATTCTTTTACAGAACTTGTTGATTTTGCGTACCCAGAATT